TCAGAGGGAAGAAGCCCTTGACCTTGTCCAGTACGGCCTTGACCTTGGTTTTTATGTCTTCTATCGGCTTCATGAACTTCTCTTTGATGTTCTTCGCCGCTGCCGTTACCTTTGCGTACAGAGCCGAGCCGAGGCCGTGTATCAGTTTCGCTCCGATCTTGGCGACCGCTGAGACCACCTGAGGTATCGACTTGACGAGACCCGCAGCGAACTTGACTATCAGTTTCGCGCCCGTGGCCAGTATCTTCGGCAGATTCTTGATGAATCCCGCAACGAGTTTGCCCACGAGAACGCCCGCCTTTTCCGCCATCTGCGGTGCCTTTTCAGCGATGCCCTTTAAGAGCTGACCGCCTATCCTTTTGGCCGCCGCAAGCACCTGAGGCGTCATCTCGCCTATCTTGCTGATCACGCCCTGTATGCCCGCCGCAACGTCATCAGCACCGCTCATATCGCCCGCAAACATTTTCGCAAGACCGTCCGTGATCTGCGTGACCGACGGGAGGAACTCCGCCATCATGCGGTTCTTCAGACCCGTCATGGTCATCTGCATGGTGGTCACGGAATCGGTGAATGCCGCAGAGGCCTTGACCGCTGCTTCAGGCATCACCATGCCGTACTTCTCAGCAAGCGCTATCTGCTCCTGAGTCTGCTCTGCCGTTTGGTTGAACAGCGGTGTCAGATTCTGTCCCGACTTGCCGAACAGCTTGTTGGCGAGAGCCGCCCTCTCTGTCGAGTCCTCCATGCCCTGCAGTCCCTTGATGGCTGCGCCGAACAGGTCTTCTCTGGACATATTCGCCGCTTCTTCCATCGAGATACCGAGCTGTTCAAAAGCCGCGACTGAAGCAGCATTCCCGTTTTTCGCCGCCTCAAACTGATTCGTGAGCGTTTTCAGACCCGTCGTCATCGACTGCATATCAGTCCCGGCAAGGTTGAGAACGTAGTCCCACTTCTGATAAGACTCCGCCGACAGGCCGAGCTTTTGGCTCATCTTGTCCACGTTATCGCCGTATGCAGCCGTCTCCTGTATGCCCTTCAGAGCAGCAGTGCCGACAGCAACACCAGTCGCAAGCGCAGCACCCGCGATCGCGGCACCTTTTGCGACCTTCGTGCCGAAGCCTCCGCTGAACAGTCCGCCCGCCTTGGTTCCCGCTTTGGTCGCCTCGCCGCCTAATACATTGGTGATCGAACCCGAGATACCGTCTGCTGATGGCACTATTTGTACATATGCAGTTCCAAGTGTAGTTCCTGCCATGTGTTATTCTCCTGTTTCGAATTTTGCGAGAGCGGCCTTGAACTCCTCCACGGAGCTGAAGCCTTTCACGCCGGATTTCTTCTCTTCCTCCTCACCGAGCAGCGTCTGCACGAGCGAGAGCCGTTTGTAGCTCCGCTGTGATGAATCGTCGGCGAACATATACCTGATGCTGTCAAGCAGGTCGCCGATCGTGGCAAGGAGCAGTGTGTCCTGTGATGCCGGTACGCCCGTCATCGCCATTACGATTCTCGAATCTCCCCTCAGACCAGCAGATAAGGTCGCCACCGTCTGAAGCGGAAGCGACCTGTAATCGTAAATCCGATACGTTTCGGCAAGGTCGCAAATCAGCGCGGCCTCGTCGAACTCAATCATGCTGGCGAGGGTTGCGAGTTTTTTAACTCTACGGACGCCTCGATTATTTCAGCCAGCGCGTTGCCCATCGCGTCGATGGTCGTTACGCCGTCAACTTCGAGGTGCTTCTCCAGCTTCTCGAGGTCGTCGCCTATGAGCATCTCGAGGACATCGACCGACAGGCTTGCGTCGCCCTTGTCGATGCCTCTGATGAGTTTCAGTAATTTCCAGTCATTGAGATGGCTCTCGTCGAGATTCACCTCAAAGCCGTCCTTGAGTTTTACTGTCATGGGTCACCTCCCAAAAACCGCTTATGTGGTCGTCTTCTTCAGATATTCGATGTGTGTCTTTCCGTTCGAGTCAGGGAATGCATAGATCGTGATCTCGTACCCTACCGCATCGGAGTCGCTGTAAGTGATGTCGCCTACCTCGGAAATCTTTCCGTTCGGGATGACGATCCTCTTCTTGGTGTTGCCGTTCATCACCATGTCGATCGCCCATACATATGTCGCCGCCTCATCAGCGGTGGCGTTGACGGTGATGCCGTTTGTGCCTGAGAGGGTTCCCGTAACGTTGGACGATCCGTAGATGGCCTTGAGAACGTCAACATTCTCGGACTCGATGAGCGTGACCTTGAATGTATCAGGCTTCTCTTCCTGTATCGTGAGGACGATGTCGCCGCCCCACGCCTTGATCTCTGTAGTCGAAGGAGAATTGGAATTGACCAGTCCGTCCTCGCTGCAGTATCCGAGTGATGTAAATGCCGAAGCGAGTGCAGTGGTTGCATCTGTCGGCAGGGTCGTACCCGATGCCGCATAGTTGACCGCACCACCTACTGCAGGCTTGCCAGCACTTACATTTGCTACTGTCTGAGCCATTAGTTATCCTCCTAATAATGCGTAAAGTTGAACACGGCCTGATAGCGGTTCTGCTTCATGGCCGTGTTCGTGAAGTTGTAATCAGAATTTAGCTTTGCTGAGACGATCTCAGGGAGCGAGATGGATGCTTCTACCGCCACCTTGACGACTTCATTCAGCACTGCAGCCTCATAAAGCGTCGGAGCGTATGACTGGAACGCCACCATAGCGGAGCAAATTTGGTTATGCTTCGAGGACCCCGTCTTCTGTATGATGACATACTTGCCCGGCGGGTCCACGGGACGCTCCATGTAAACAGGCACTGTGAGCGTGGTGCTCAGATAGTCTATTAACGTTTTTTCGATCATGTCCTATCCTCCTAATGCCTTAAGCAACGTGTTGTTCTCGTAGTTATCCTGCTCCGCTACTTCGGTAACCACAGACACATTTGCCCTTGTGCGACCGACGTATACATCGTATCCATCGCCCGCCCTGTCTTTGACCTGGCTCGCATATGTCGCGAGAACATTCTGCATTTCGGTGCTTTTGAGCAGAGCGCCCACTCCCGCATAATTCAGCTTGAATTTGAAGTTGTTAGCCATAGCGCTCTACCTGCACCTTCTTGTTCCAGCTCAGAGGGATAAGGTCTTCTATGCCCTCGGTCGGTATGGCGATGATACGCCAGTCCTCGCCGAAGAAGTTGACCCGTCCGCCCTCTTTCCATTCGTGCTCGTCTCCCTTGGGGATCGCGAGCTGATAGACGGCTCTGCGCCCCGTGAGGTTGTATGTTTCCAGAAGCTCGGTGCTCGACACGGGCGCAACAAGTACATTGTCCACCTCGACAGGTCTTTCGCCGTAGATCGCGTGGTTGAACCCGTCCGTTCCCGTTTCGTATTCTTCAAAAAGAAAAATGGTTATACCCTTGGGCATGGCCATAAGTCGATCACCCCCAGACGCTGCCTCCTGAGCCCGAGCCTCTTGAGGTCGTTTTTCATTATTGCCTGAGCAAAGCCTCCTCCCGGGATGGCGTATGTGCCACTCCAGGAATATCCGAGTGCTGACTGTGACTCCTGTGACATCGGTTCGCCCGTAGAGGTCTGCCTCATGCACCGGATCACTATGTCGCACGTCACCAGCTTGAGCGTGCTCGCGTATGTGGCATTCTCTGCCATGACGTCGAGGTCCTTTTCGACCTTGAACGCTTCATACCGAAGAGCATCCGACACAAGAGGCAGGAGCGTGTTGATGCGCTCCTGCTCGTCGATTGTGTAGTCAGCTCCCGACAGTGCGGTGACGTCCTCTAATGTTGCGAATGCCGCCGCCATAAGGAGTCACCCCCTTAGGATGCGCTGCTTGCCGCGCCCTCGCTTACGATTGCGAAGCTGTCAGCATCAAGAACTCCCCATCCGATGAATGCTTCAGCTCTGAGGCATACTTCGTTGTAGAGTTTCAGGTCTCTTCCCGCACCATCAGGATCGCCGTACTCGATTACCTCGAGAGGGATGTTCTTTGCATAGCCCCACTTGAAGGCGTTCTGGAAATCACCAACGATAACGTGGTCTTCGCCGCCTACGGATACTGTGCTGTTGACATCCGAGCCCATTCCATAGAATGCATCAGGGTTCTGGCCGAATCTGAACTCAGGATACTGAGCTACGCCGTTGACCTTGATGGCTGCCATAGCAGCACCTGCTGTCGGGCTCATGGCGATACCAGTTACGGCTCTGCCGTCTGCCATTACTGCAGCGATGGCAGCATCGATATTCTCGTCGATCTTGCTTGCATCGTATGCCTCTACGTTCTCAACGAGTCCGTCGAAGCTGTTTGTGTCATGGAACGAAGCCTCGCTTCCAGTTGAAGGGTTTACGCCGTGCATAGCAGCGATGTCGAGGCCTCTTGCGATCTTCTTAGCGAAGCCGTCAGCAAAGTTGGTCAGAGTCTGGAGTCTTGCCTCTTCCGAAGCATAAAGGAACTCGTTGGAAACTCTTGCCTGATATACGAACTTGACAGGTCTGATGACCTTCGGTGTTGCGTGAGCCTGTCCCTCAGGCTTTGCAACGCCCTCGCCCACGATTGAAGCCTCGCCGTCAAGGCTGAATACGAACTCGGTCGAGCCATTGAACGGAATCGGTTTCTGTGCGGACAGTTTAGCCAGGGACGATCTGCCCTGAACGAGATTAAACATATCGTCTACGACGATTGCCGGGAAATTAGTTCCTGCAAACAGTGTTTTTGGATCACTTGGCATTTTATCTTCCTCCGTTTAAATCCTGCAGCATACTCTTGAACGCTGCTTCTTTTGTGTTGGCCGGGAGTGCCGGTTCAGGGTCTCTCAACGGAGCGGGTGTCTGCTGGCTCTTGATGAGAGCCGCGATCTTCTCCGCGTCCTTTGTGATCGCCTCCTCGTCATCCCCGGAGAGTCTACTTGCGAACTCATAAGGCAGCCCCTTCTCAAGCGCAATCCTCGTTTTTACCGAGTCGGTCTCGTACTTTGCGATCTGAGCCTTGAGCGCGGTGACAACATCGTTGTTTCCCGTGATCTTGCTGTTGGCTTCCTCAAGCTGTTTGTTCAGCGAATCGCGTTCCGTCGTGATCTCGTCGAGCTGAGCCTTGATGACGTCATAGTCCGAATACTTCTCTTTGTACTTGTCCTCAGCTCTTCTCAGTCTGTCGGCGATCGCAGCATCAAACTGCTCCTGAGTTTCGATTATTTTGAAATTGTCTGACATTACAGTCTCCTTCCCACTTAACCGGGTGGTATCCGTAGTTTGTTTTACGTAAAAACGAGGCCGTATTGCCTCGTCATTAGTAACTGATTCGTTGTTGTTTAACTTCCTTAGCCTCGACGCATGGCCAGTATGCGAGTATCACGCTGTCAAGCAGCGCGATGTCGATGTCGTCTCTCAGCGACCTGTAACCAAAGCCGCCGTTAGAGCCGATTGCACGCTTCTCGCAGTTCGACACGCTCTGTGTCAGTGATGGCTGGTTCTTGTGGACGATGTTGCCCGACGAGAGCCCTTGCTCAAAAAGCGCATTTGCGCGGATTATCTCGGATACTCTCGGCAGGATTGGTGCTTTGAGCCTTGCATTCTTCATCGCATCAGACAAAATGCCCTGTCCGCTTGCTCCGTCAACGACGACCGTGCGGACATCCGCCTTTTGGATGAACGAGACCATCCAATCAGTGCCGTTGCGTGCGGACTGGCAGTCGATACACTCGACGAAGACCTTGCCGTCTGTCGTTTTGACCGCTATGGACATGGCCACAGTCCCGCCCCGTCCGTACTTTATGCCGACAAATAGCTTGCCCTTGAGGCTCGGCAGCTTCTTAACCGCAAGCGCCTCCCACTCGTTGCGGGATATGGCGGATTGTACGTTGTACTTCAGCCACAGCCCTAAACGCTGGATGTTGAAGTCTGTATCGTTTTCGCCTATCTCCGAGCGGATCTTGCGCTCTGTGAGTATTGTCCCTAACGACGGGTTAGTCTCATACCATGCCTCAACATTGTGCGGGTCTGTCGCCTCAGCCACAGACCACTCAGCCCACCCCGACTCGAATCCGCCTCCTGACAAAACGGTCTTTCGGAACTTCGGGAACACAGTTCCCGCGCTGACCGCTGTCGGCGGCGTTCCGAGCATTATCGTCTGCGGGTTAAGCGAGTCAGAGACGACGTATTTCAGCGTGGTCTCCTGATCGGGCGTGTACTCCTGAGCCTCGTCGATGATGAGCAGGTCGTAGCCTTCTCCGAGCCCACCGCTTGATGTCCTCGTCCTGAACTCGATTATGCCGTTATCCGTGTATATGTGCTCTTTGCCGAACGCTCTGAACTTGGATACGACGTTGATGTCCGCCTTTTCACAGAACCGCGCAAGCCGTTCCCAAACGGAGTGCGAAGTTGTTGCTCTGTGAGCCGTATACAGTATCTTCTCGCCGTTCAGCAGTCCCCAGGCACAGCGCATGATCGCATTTTCGCTCTTGCCGTTGCGCCTTGGTACTGAATAACCAAATTTCTGATGCGTCCACAGGCCGTCATCATTGACAGCCATGATGTCATAAATCAGCATCACCTGCCATTCGAGCGCATCGTGCTCTGTAGCGTTGTATATCTCCACCGCTTCAGGGCCCAACGTCTTTTCATAAGGAAGTACCACCGATTGAGTGGGAGCCTGGCGTGCTTGCATCATAGCTCCCTCCCTGTATTCCAAAAGCGAAAGGCCTTATTGCCCTCTGCTGTTGGCTCGTTGCCGTTGGTTATTGACTATCTGCTCGTATCTGCCGAGCATCTCCTGTTTTGCGTCGACCGACGTCTTGGCCTTTGACCACACGTCCTGTTTGTACTGCTCTCTTTCGTTGAAGAAGTCAACGACGCACCGGCAGTTTTCATGTCTGCGATAAACGTCGCTGTTCTGCACGGGATATTCGTATGTGGCCTCAAGGTCTTCACACCACGGGCAGCAGTTTGCCTCTGCCGTTCTCACGATATAGCACTTTATGCCCGCCTTGTCCTGCAGCTCTGCATTGGCTTCGATGGAATCCATGACAACATTCATGCAGAAGTTCGTCACCGGCTCACCGAGTATCCATGAGGCCTCTTCGAAGACATCGTCTGTCAGTATGTCGATGATGCCGTCGATCCTGTCCTCGCGTATTCCCGGAACCGCCGCCTTGATCTTCAGCCCCGCCTTTGCATTCTTGGACTCCTGCACGCGCTTCGCATACGCGGCCGTCAAGTCGTGGCTCTCTTCCATCAGCGGACGGACCGTGCGATCTGCGATGTTGTAGTACATCGTACCGTTAGGCAGGTCCTCGCCCGTGATGAGCTTGAACGACTTCTGGAGCGTGTCGCCCACGATCTCAGAGTAAGTCTGCGCGTCCTTGTATGTCGGATTCGCCTTGACTCTCAGCTTCGCGAGACGGCTGTTGGCTTCTATCCTCGCGTTGAAGTCCTTATGCAGTTTTTCATACAGTGAAGGTGCGATGTCCGTCATATCAGAATCCAGTCAGGTCTCTCAGTTTCTCGCTGTCAAAGTAGTCAGGGAAGCTCTGCTGCAGTTTCATCACTGCGTCGCCTATGCCCGACAGAGCCGCGACATCAGGCTCGAATATCGGCTCCCATTTCGGTTTTGTCAGATAGAAGGCCTCCCTCTTGTAGTCCATATCATCACGGACACAGGCGGCGAGATAACCGGCATTCAGGAAGCCCGTGCCGAATGTTCTCTGCGCTTTGCGTGCCGTGAGTCTGAGCGTCTCATGGCTCGCCCTTATCGCCTCAGCACTTGACGGGTTGTCCGCCACGAATCCGAGATCATCGAGCGTGAGCCCTGTCTCACCCGCAAAGAGCGAAGCGAACATCCGAAGCTGGTCAACGTGCGGAGTCATCGTCTGCTGCTGGAACTGTCCGACAACAGGCTTGTCCCCGTCTTCGTCCTTTGTGAACATCAGCATCGCGGACATAGCCGCTTTCCAGTTGTCCATCATCTCGAAGTTATCCGAGAGGCCGTTGACATACTTCTGCGGGAAGCTGAAGAACTCGGCCGCGATCTCTGACCGCTTTATCGTTCTGATAGCTCCGCCCTGAAGGTCCATGCACGCCCTTGATATGCGCGCGTGTCCGAAAGGCCTCACAGCATCAGGTCTGTAAATTATCGGCACAAGAAGCGGATACGGAGCCTTGTTCGACTCGATGCGGGTCTTTTCGCCATTCTCGTAGTATGTCGTTGAGCCTTTGATGAAGTAAGCCTCTAAGGTCGGCTGGTCATACTTGTCACGCTGAAGGACGGCATAGCCCTCTTTCAGCATATTCGTGATCGGGTCGATCTCGCCCGTGGCGTTGCCGCCGTCGATGGCCTGCAGTCTCGGATAGCCGTCTTCGTCTGCCGATATGTATATAAAGTCACACGCGCTGATGAGTGCGCCTAATACGGCGGAATCAAAAAGCACGTCCTTGTTGTTTAAGTTGTAAATCTCATTGAGCTCGAAGTTATCATCTGCGAACTCCCTGAATACGAGACGATCCGCGAGAGCGTCCACCGCCTTCGCGCACCATCCCAGGCACGTCATCCAGAAGCGAAGGTCCGGCGGAGACGATATATTCAGGTCTCTCGTGATATTCTTCATCTCGTAGAACGAATAACGCAGTCTCACGCGATGGCGTTTCAGCTCCAATTTGGTTCTTAAGTAGTCTATTCCCTTGTAATTTTCCATTACGTGACTCCTTGACGAAATAATGCTATAAAAAATCACGGACGGCACCCGGGGTGCTCTCTCCGTGTGTTTTTCTGTGCA